CTCCAGGCTCACTGGGGTGTTGTACCACTGATGCCATTGATCCTGCTGATTGTTAACAACATCCAGGGCCTTCACGATAATGCGAGAGCCTTTGTCAACGTCCAGGCTTTGGATGTGTTTCGATTTGTACAGGGCCACTTCACCCATGGTAAACACCTGAAGATTTGTACAGGCGAACTGTTCTGCGGCCACGCTGATCATGAAAGGCCACTTCGAATCGAAGCTAGTGATAGCCAACAGGCACAGGGACGCAGTGTCGCCGTCAGGGGTGGTATAGGTATGGTTAGGAAGTTTGTACCTAACAAAGGTCCGCTTTCCACAGTGGGACGTATCGATACGCTCATGGATACCGTCAGTGTTCAACTCACTGCGCAGAATGATAGCCCTAGTGGCATCAATCATGCGCTTAGGGGCTACGGGTTGATAGCGTGAGCCATGGACCCCCAACTCGTCGCCTGTATCAGTACGATACACCACACCCTTAGAAGCCCTTCGGACCTCCCCTCGGGCGTCGAAGTATTGAAGAGGCGCCGTAGCAATGTCGAAGTCGGCGCGGCCATAGCCACCAAACACAGAGGCCTTGGGGAACATTTGAGTAACGGTCATGGTCATCTCTCCTAGTTAACCGACGAACGGTCGTTTTTCTGAACGATTGAAGTAAACCCGATGGGGCGAGCATGCCCCGCCTCAAGGTAAAACGAACGCTTGCCAAAGTGGAAGGCATTGAAGCAGCGCCCTCGCACGATACCCCAGCGCTTGAGGTGTACACGCTCGCGGTAGATGTAAGCTTTTCCAAAGATTTTCATGATTAGTTCTCCTAAATAAAGTCACTTTCATGAAGGGTTACTGTCTTTCTGTCTTCATTGGTAACGTCGAAGTACATTGCTTCAGCATGCCTTTGGAGAAACGTTTCTAAGGCTTCTCTTGCGGCTTCTTCTGGAGTGTCGGCAGTGATGTGAACTGCCCATTCAACAAAATATTCCATCATTCATACTCCTCTAGGATTCGGTTGACTTTGAGCCACTCGGCCAGAACCCAGGTACCGCCTTGGGATTCGGGCCTATCGTACAACTTTGTTTCGCAAACTTCAACCTCACACCAAATTCTTTTTGGGCCTCCCTTCGGATTCAGGCTCAGGTGAGGCGCCTCAGGCCTCAGGGTACAGTGCCACCCTGGGCGGTGAGCGAAGCCCTTGGTAGGGTGGTCCCCTGCCTTGAGCCACTCCCCCAGGGGGATGCGCTGCCTTGCGTTGATGAACAAGGGCCCGAGGCTCCCGTCTTTTCGAAGCTTAAAGAGTTTATAGGCTTTCATAGTGCGTCACTCCTCCTAGGCCGTGGCGATTAGGTTTGAAGCGTTGACTACAAAGGCCCCAGCGTCTTTTTTGGCCTTGCCTTTGGCGACTAGGCCCACGATGACGCGCCCCGCCTTGACATTTTCTAGGTCCGATGCGTCCCCGTCGATAACAGGGCGCCCCTTGTAGACCTTGGGAAGGCCCCCAGCAAAGACTACTGAGATAGGTACGTTAGTCTCTAGGGCCTTAGCGGCGTGCTTTTGGTACCCTTCGGCAGGGCTATAGCTAAACATAAGCCTGTAATTTTCTGGGGTTTTGCCTAGCCTTGAGGCGTTTTTGGTGTAGTCATAGAAAAATAGGTCCGGAAAGGCCTGGGGTATCCCATGCTTTTCCCAAGGAATGTCGCTTAGGACGTTGAGGCGCACGGCCCCTTTGACACCCTGACGCTTGCAAAGGCCGTCGAAGTTTCGCAATTCCTTGCGCAGCTGGGCTAGAAAGCCTTCCCTGTCCGCATGCCAAAAGTCTGTTTTCCTTTGGCGCCCGTCCCTGACGTTCGACATAGCACCCCTTCCTGCAGACTCAAGGCAAGGCTCAGCACACCCTGCAACATGCCGATAGGGGCAGAGTATGTCGTCAGGGCGCAGCGAGAGCCCTGCAAGCCGATAGGTTTCTGAGGCCTTGTCAGTCTTTCGAACTTTGGTATTGCCACCATTGGTATCGAGCAGTTTCATGGTCATGGTTCCTTTTTACAGAATGTCGTCTAGGGTGCGTTCCTGAAGCTTCAGGGTAAAGCCTAGGACGTCAATTTCCTGCAGGGTATGGTCTGTCAGGGTTTTGGTCCCAGCGATTCTGGCTATGGCCTTTGCCTTCGGGCATACAGGGTAGACCTTTTGAATCCCGTAGACTTCTTTAACCTTTACTATGATTTCCATATGGGTGCGTCCCTTTGTTTTGTGTGCCTGAGAAACATAAGGCAAAGCCCGTGCCAAGTTTTGGAAAGGCTTTAGAAACAAGGGGTTAGGTGCGGGGCTGTATATCTTTACAGGGGTTTAGAGTGTTACCGGGTGGGTAGATAGGTAACAACACTGTTACTTTGGGTAACATGGGAAGGTAACACAAAAGGGAAGGGGGAAAGGTACTGGGAAAGCCTGGGAGGGCTTTGAAGGGTTTTTTGTGATAAGTGTATGTTTATACAGTATGAAAGGCTTTCATGTTGTATTGATTCTCTAACACTTTGAAGGCCTCTGGAGCCTGTCAGGAAGGAAGGGGAAAGGCTCTAAAGGCTTTGGAGTCTTCGAAGGTCTAGGAAAGGGGAGGGATTTCAAAGGCTTGGGAGGGGTTTTGAAGGCTTTAGAGGAAGGGGAGGGGCAGGAGGCCATGGGGGGTGGGGTATATATATATACATGTATACACAATTTGGGAAGAAATGGCGTGTCAACCAGATAGCCCCGCAGCTTTGGAAACCACCTCTCCAAAGACCTCCGAAACCTATCACCATTTCGCCGCAGCTTTAAAAACTATTCAGGCCCACCTATGCGTACTAAGAGAGTTAAGCGGGGGTCTCTTATATATAGGTGCAACCGGGGGAGGTTACAAGTAATAGTATACACCTAAATATCAATTTTGTCAATACCTACCGACAAACGGTCATAAAACTCTTGACAAAACTGTAAATCAGGTATATAATGTAATACATGAACAATAAAAAAGAACTGACAACCAAGCAACAAATATTCTTAGAGAATATTATACCTTGTGGTGGTAATCTCAAACAAGCAGCAGAGATTGCAGGTTATGCTCCAGGCTCCTATACCACCATTGCAAAAGATTTGAGAAAGGAAATTATTGAACTAGCTGAGAATGTCATGGCCTTCAACGCCCCTCAGGCGGCTATGAAGGTCGTTGAGATGATTACCAGTGATGCCCCTGTGCCTCAGGCTAATGTTCGTCTACAGGCCGCACAGACGCTCCTAGACCGTGTAGGCCTAGGCAAGAAAGATAAACTAGAAGTAGATGTACAAGGCTCCCAGGGTTTGTTTATTCTCCCCGCCAAAGAAATGAGTGTTTACGAGGGAGAATTCGAAGATGCGGATTAAAAGAAAAACAAGTACAATCCCCTTCGGTTATAAGTTAGATGAGAAAGACCCCAAGTTTCTTGTAGAAGTCCCCGAAGAACTTAAGGCCTTGGAAGACATTATTCCTATTGTTAGTTCTCGGGGCCTGTCTTTGCGTGAGGGAGCATTGTGGATTAGTCATAAGACTGGTCGCTCCCTGTCTCATCAAGGTCTAAAAACTATTATAGAATCGCATGAACGATCAACAACAACCTGACTGGGAACTGAATCCCGATAATTACGTCAAAGATGAGAATGGGGATTTTGTACTAAAGCTGGATGGAACACCCCGCAAGAAGCCGGGGAAGCGCTTAGGAGCTAAGAACCGAGGCTATAACTACCATTCAGAAACAAAAGTAAAGCAACGCAAACAAAAAGAAATAAGAGAAAAAAAGAAAGAAATAGATCGCATCGCCAAGAAGCTTTCGGCACACAGAGCAACCCTAGCAAAGAAAAAAGATACGCTAGACATGCTCAACGGAAAGCCCAAGGTAATTGAGGATGTTGATTTAGAGTCTAGGGGCCCAGCAGTCAAAAAGGCTTTAGAAGACAAGATAGTCTTCAAACCTAACGAAGGGCCCCAGACTGAATTTTTAGCCGCAGGTGAGACCGACGTATTATATGGGGGTGCGGCAGGGGGTGGCAAGTCATACGCCATGCTTGTTGACCCGCTGCGATATGCACACAAGGCTGCCCATAGGGCCCTCATCCTGCGGCGTTCTATGCCAGAGCTAAGGGAACTAATTGATAAGTCCCGAGAGTTGTATCCTAGGGCTTTCCCTGGCTGTAAGTACCGTGAAGTAGAAAAGCTTTGGACGTTCCCTTCGGGTGCAAAGATTGAGTTTGGATTCTTAGAGCGTGATGCAGATGTCTATCGTTAGCAAGGTCAAGCATATTCTTGGATCGGCTTTGACGAAATTACGCACCAAGCAACCGAATTTGGCTGGAATTATCTTGCATCCCGACTCAGGACTACAGACCCCG